TCTTTTGTATAGTTTGGTGGTTGCCAAATCCAAACATTACTATCTACTCCTCTTTTTTCAATTGGTTCTTGAACTTGTGTAGTTCTATATTCTTCTAGAATTACACCATCAACAACAGATTGACCAGAAGTAATAAAGTCACAATCACATTCTTGTGCAGCCAAAGAAGGACCTAATAGTTTATCTTGTTCATCTCTCCAATCTTGTTCTCTATCAGGATGAACGTTCCAATGAAGTTTAATAAAATTGAAATCATTCAACCCATCTTCTGCATCCATCCAAGTCTTATGAAACCAATTACCAACACCATTAGGTGTAGATAATGCAATACATTGACCACCAGTAGATAATGTCTGAGAAGCTGCAGCCCATATACCATCAATCTTATCAATAAACGCGGCTTCATCAAGTACCAATAAAGATAGAGCTTCTGAACGACCACTATCTTCTCCACTCGACACTGCTTTTATTTGTGAACCATTTTTATACCTCAATGACAATTTATTATCTTCAACACATTTCTGTTTTAACCAAGAGGGTAAGTTAGCATGCATCACTCTTACCTTAGTTACTAAATTTTTAGCAACTTCTTGTTTAGTAGCAATTACTAAGATGTTTTTATCAAGATGAAATGTCATCATCCAAAGAGAGTATCCAGCTGTAATTGTAGATATACCTAACTGTCTAGCTTTCAAAATAACATTAAAACGATGTTCTGAAAAATCTTCAATTGTTTTTTCTTGAAAGTCATATAAAGCAAATGGTATTTTGCCCTTTATTGGATGTTGAATCATACAATACTTTTTCAAGAAGTAAATAGGATCAGCAGCACACTTAACGTACTCCTGTTTTATTACATCTTTTAATTGTCCTTTTGAATTTCTTTGCATATTAGTATAATACTGAAACTGTTCCACTACCACTTATTGAAAAAAGTCCAATATCATATTGTTGTTTAGCTGTTAGAGCTGAAGCTGCAATAGAATCGCCGTGTGTAGGCGTTATTACAGAATTTCCTGCAGACTGAATTATAAATCCACTAGAACCTGCAAGAGATCCTGTTAAATATAGTACTCCTACAGAACCATCTGTATTTCCTGTCATGGTTTTTACTGTGCTAAATATTGCATCATCTTTTCTAACTGGTACATCTCTACTAGATACATCTGTTCTAGTTCCTGTACTTATTTCTGCCATTTTATTTCTCCTATTAAATTTTTAAGTGTAATTACCTTATATATAAATATATCACTTTAAAGAATCTTCCATTTTTTGTAAATATTCTAAAGCTTCATCAGCTTGTTTTCTAACTTTAGTAATATCCACTTCCCATTTCTCTTTATCAACAGAATGACCATCTGGATTTATCTGTTGTAAAAATTCAGGTGCTTTTTGATTTCTAAATGATTTTATTTCTTCTTTTTGGTCTTGTATCCATGATAATTTGTTTGCAATTATTTTTTTATGTGACCATTCTTCAAATTTACCTTCAATTCTTAACTTATTCTCGACTTTTACTTGACAATTAAAACAATGACCATACAAATACCACATTCTATCATCTAATCTTTTTTTCATAACAGAATCACACTTAGGACAAAACCAAGGAACACGTGCCTCCTTTAACGCATTAGATCGTTCATTACTTTTATCTCTTTCAAGTTTAATTTCTTTTTTTCTCTCTTTTTTCTCATTTACATCTTCCATAGCTACAAAAATACGTTTTTCAGGTGTATTTCCATCTAAAATTGATTGTAGTGCATCGTTTTGTCTCTTATTTTCTCTACTATATCCCATTATAACTCCTATACGAACTTTAACATTCCTAATATTTGATTTGCTGGTGCAAAAGCACCTGTGTACTTAAATAATTTACCTTTATATACAAATGTTATACCTTCACTTGGCACAACTGACTTTAAACCACCAATAGCCTTTAATCTATCTAACTGAACCTTTAGTGTATTCAAAACTTTCGGGTCTTTTGACTTTTTTACTTTATTTATTGCAGTTTTTAAGTCTTTTCTTATTTGTTGAGTTGCTTTTGATGGATTTGCTGCTATAAAGTCACTAAGATTAGACAATATCTCTGCTCCTAACTCAAAAAACAGAACTTCCCAATCTCTAATGTGTTGTTTTTGTAGTTTTGCGTGGTCAATCTTATCTGTAGTCATCACCCAATCTAAAAATTTAGGGTATTTCTGTAAATCTTTTCTAATTTGTGGTATTTTATACGATTTATCAAAAAATGCCCATCGTTTTGTTAACTTCATAAGAACATCATTAGATGGATTCTTGTAATCTGTCTGTTTTGCACCATTGTAGATGTATTCCATCCAATAAGCTTGGTGATAATTAGCTAAAGTATCTCTATCACCCAATTGATATTCACTTTGTAACTTTTTTAACTTACCTAAGAAGTAACTTTGTTTCTTTGAGAAGTCTTTTACTTTTGGTAAGTTAGTTATAAATGGTTTTGTGATACTATACGTCTTCTGTATGTTTTGGTTTATCTGTTTTATCATACCAGCTAAAGTTCTAGCACTTCCTCTGTCTTCTCCAACAGGTGTACCCGAAGTATCGTACTCAATTGTACCATGAAATTGTAATAATGATTTATCATATGGTATTACGTTTGCTGTTTTTGGATAAATTACTTCCAAAGACATGAACTTTTTACCTTCTCCAAATATTTTGTCTTTTTGTTTTTTACTTAAACCCTTTAGAGCCTTTTCTAAATCTCTCATAGCAGATACAAATGCTGTTTCTATTTCACCCCTACCAGCAAACATATTTTTTATACCACTAACACTTAATGCATTAGCACCATGATTCTTAATATGTCCTTTGTTACGAGCTGCGATAAGTTTACCATTTTTCCAACTTATCATTATATTCTGACCATCTGTTTTTTCTGTAACCGCTCCTTCACTATCAAGATTACCTTGTAGTGTATTAATAATTAGTGTCTTAAAATCTGAAAATGTAAGATTTTTGTCATCAAATGGGTGGTTAAGGTGTCCATATGCACCACCTTCTATTAATAACTTAACTTCTTCATCTAAATTAATTGATTCTTTTACTTTTAATTTTTTCTTTTCTGTATTTCCTACATTATCATCACCAATACCAGGTAAAACAGAAGTTTCTACTTCTACACCAGTATAATTTTTACCATCTGGTGTGATACCCATCCACTTTATCAATTCATATCCTAAATTACGTAATACAGTTCCCTCTATGTAATCTTTATATGACTTTATTGGATTATTTGTACCAAATCTAGTACCATATTCACCAGATTGTTTTTTGCCATAAGCTACTGCAGGAACTACATTGTAGTTTAAAGTGTAATCAAAATCAGGATTAATGGCATGTTTACCTAAAATAAATTGTAATACCTTCCAACCAGCTCCAGAGTACATATCATCCATCCATTTTTTAGAATACTTTTTGTAATCATTAAATCCTTTATAAAATGTTGGTGGGCCATCATCTGTAGGTGATAATACTGTTGTACTTTCTGTTAAAAACTCTTTTATTAAATCGTCACTTAATGTATATGACTCAAATAACTTTCTAAATTTATTAGTCATCATATTATATATACCTTTATCATAATAACCAAATACTTTTTTAAATCCTTTTACTCTATCACTATCATCAACTTTCGGGTCACCTAAAAGTTTTCTCATTTGTGTACCACTAACCGAGCCAAACTGAGGTGCTGTTATGAAGTATCCATTTTCTTCATAACCATTTATATTACCTTGACTTTTTTTGTAGTCTTGAAAATATTTACCCTTACCAGCTTTTAACCTACCAGCATCTTTCTTACCAAAAGCATATACTACAGCAGTTGTATCCTTATTAAACTTTGATAGTAAGTTTTTTGCTACATAGGGTGACTTTTCCATAACGATACGATTCTTTGGAATACCCATCTTTACCATATGTCTTACTTTTTCTTTGAAGTCCATTGGATGTCTTGGTGGTTGTTTGA